TCATAATGGTGGGTATAATAATATTCTTACAATTTTTTGTTCCTCCACAAATTGAAATAGAAGAAAAATTGGTTTATGATACAATACCTCAAGAAGTCATCTATGAAGTGGAGGTTGAAGTTCCATATGAGGTTGAGGTTGAAAAAATTGTTGAAGTACCATCCCCAACCCCTCTTGTTGACACCGCATTCATCTTAAAAAATTTTTTTATAAAAAATTTTGTACAAGATACAATAACATTGAGTAATAATCAGGGGGTCATATATTTGTTTGACACCATATCCCAAAATAATGTTGTTGCAAGAAAATTCACCGCAAATATCAAACCAAAAATTGTGAGGGAACCTGCTCCTGAACCACCAAAAGTTAGGAACCAAGTTTATGTTGGATTGAACGGAGCGTTGAGCCATCAAGATTGGGTTAATTCATTGGGGACAAGTATTTTGTTGAAAACAAAAGATGATAAAATATTCCAATTAGGTGGAGGTGTCGCAAATAGAACTTTCGATGGGGTGACAGGAAGTTTCACTCCATACGTAATGGGAGGGGTATATTGGAAGTTAAAATTTAATAGGGAGTAAGAGTATTTATAAGAAATAGCATACCAATGGATTTAAGGGAACTTATCAAAGAAACATTAGAAGACCATTTGAACAAATCTTTAATTATTAAAGAATCTGTTGAACTTTCTGAAGCATTGAAATACCATGTTGATAATGAATTGACTTTGACAAATAACATTTTCAGAGCATATTCTGAAAGTTATTTTGATTTGGTAAATGAAGTAAGAAGGTTGTGGGAAGCGGGTAAGATTAAATTGAATGAGGAGGATACTTTGATGGTCGAATCAGACTTGGGTAAAAAAGTAATGATTAAAGGTCAATTAATTTATCTTGACGCTCCATTCGTGAATGAAGATGAAGTTTTGGAAGAGGCAAAACATAGAGGTAAAAATGTTAAGTTGAATAAACCATTCAGAACTTCAGGAGGACCAAAGAAATTCTCAGTTTATGTCAAATCTCCGAGTGGTGGTATTAAAAAAGTATCTTTTGGAGACCCTAACTTAAGAGTTAGAAATAAAAATAAGGGCGCTGCGAAATCATTCAGAGCACGACATAAGTGTGACCAAAAGAAAGACAGAACCACCGCAGGATACTGGAGCTGTAACGTAGGTCGTTACGCAAAACAACTCGGATTATCATCTTCAAATTCTTGGTAATGGATTTTCCTTTTGAACAAATAGAAGTTGATAATAAAAAAATCAGGACGTTTAGTCCTGATGTGGAAGAAGAAGAATTGAAGTGGCACCAAGACTTAAGTGACCGAAATGTAACCATTATTGAAGATGGTGGATGGTCATTTCAAATGGAAAATGAATTGCCGGTCAAATTGTCTCGGGCCAATCATATTCACATTCCTAAATTTGTTTGGCACAGAGTCATAAAAGGACCGGACCAATTGGTGGTCGAAATCGAAGAATTATAAGATATGGAACCATCAAGCCCTTTATGGAATAAAATCAATAGATTTTTAGATACACACACATTTGACTTGGAGTGGACTCCTCCTGGTGCCGATGAATCTTTCAAATTCCACACAAAATTCAAGATGGAATTGACAGGAAAAAAAATTTACCGACAGATATCTGATAAAGAATATGTTGAATATAGACTTTATATCCTTCCATCAGGAGGAGGGTCAGATATATATTTTTCAACAATTAAAGATTTGGCGGGAGAGAGAATATTAACCGCCGAGAGTGGATCTTATTATATGGTAGTTCGTAAAACCAATGATTTATTATCGGATGTTTTAATTTACTTCGGAATAGAAAATCCATTAGTTTGTACCGAAGTTGTTAATCTTGTAGATTAAAGTATTGTTATCCTAATTTTTTCAAAACATTTTTTATTACATCAATCAAAGTTTGTCTTCCAATTAAGATAACTCCCGCAGCCAACAATCTTTCGGCAATCAATATTGCTGCGGTTTCAATGTCTTCCGTTTGACCTAATACTGATTGAACATCTGTAATAATAGGAATTAGGAAACTGTAGGCAATCGCCTCCAAAAATGTTCCGACTCCTGTGTTAGCTGACGATAAAAAGTTTGTGAATGCATCTCTTAATTGAGTTCCTTTTCTAAGTCCATCCTGAAAAATATCTTCCAAACCATTTTCCTTAATCAAGGACATAATTTTCATAAATGGCCTTTTGGTCTCGAAAAATAATGCAAAAATAATTCCCACTAATACCAACATTCTTTGGTCTTCATTCAAACCTAAATGTTGAGTTCTCAAATATTGGTCAAGAGGAAGAACCAAACCTCCAACTGATGTACCCCAAGTTAACAACATTCTTAGGTTTATACCATAAGATTTGAAAACTTTATTTAACATTTGTTTTGTGAAGGCATACATGTTTTTCACGTATAACCCAAGTTGGGATTTTTCTTCTTCTTGAAGAAGTACTCTTAGTTGAGATTCTGTAATTAAAAATTCCATATGATTATAAATATATTGTATATATTTATTGTTATGAAAGGATCATTAAATGCGGAATTAAAAGTTGGAGATAAAGTTATGTGTTATCATATGGATGGAGAAATTGGTGTTCCTCCTGGAACGATTGGTAAAGTTACCGACGTAACCACTGACCCCTTTGAACCCGGTGGAAATGAAAAGATAATTAGTGTTAAATGGGAAAATGGGGTTAATTTGGCACTAATTAGTTCTACTGATTCGTGGAAAAAACTTATGTCTGAAGAATAAAGAGGGAGAGATTAATTATCTCTCCCGTAATTATCCTCGATTTCACGAGAAAGTGTTAAATGATTCAATCTTCAAGAAAGTTTGCCCACTTGAACGATCGAGAATTTTTTCCATTTCTGAAACTGCCATTTCTTTTTCAGTATATTTTTTACTAAACAAAATCCCTCGAAAATATCCATACCCATCATAGTATCCATTATCGTAAGGATTAAAAATTACAAATACTTCTTTAACTTTTTTCATTTTTTAGCCAATAATCTCCTTTTATATAATTTTCAATAGTTTTTTTTGGGAGTTTGGCTTTGAATACTGCATTTATTTTTCCTTTTGAATTATAATGGAATATCCAAGGCCAACCACATTTGCAACGAGCTTTCGAATCTTCCATATTATAATTCTATGTTTGAAATTCGAAGTATTCGTCAATACTTTTATTAATTGGGTAATTTAATTTTTCTATCTCATTTGATAAACTCTTGAGAAATTCTTCTGAATAAACTCCCCAAAATTTTTCTTTGGGCGGGTAATAATAAAAGAATCCATCAATTTTTACAAATGAACCAACAACAATACCATTAGATTTCAAACTTATTTCATAAGTTTGATTTTTTTGTGTTTCTGTTAACTGTAACATTTATTTGAAATTTATAACTATTTTCGTTCCGTAATCGTCTATTTTATATCCACTAAACCTGTTATCTAATGCGAGGTACTTTGTGAAATTAAATATAATAATTTCTTTACCATTATGATAGGAAACCAAAGAATTTAATGCGTAATCAATCGAGTAACCACCCTCCAACTTGTGTCCTAAGATTAATTCTGAAATCTCTTCAGGAACATCTTTACTGAGTAGAATAATAATTTGCACGACTTAATTGGACAGAGGAGCTTTGATTTTCTCGTGTGACTGATAACCCACCAATTCAAAACAATCAGGTCTATAACTCATAATCTTTTCACTAAATGTTTTTTCTCCCAAATGCTCTTTAACCAATTCATGTTGATACCAATTTCTTTCCGTGATTTGAACTTTTGGTAAATCATAAGGTCTTCTATACATTTGTTCTTTTGCTTGTTCAATGTGGTTTTTGTATAGATGTACATCACCCAAATTACCAATCAATTCATCAGGAACCATATTTACTTCCTTTGCAATAATCTCCAATAACAAACCATAAGATGCAATGTTAAATGGTAATCCCAAAAATGTGTCCACACTTCTTTGGTTCCACATTAAAGAAATATATCTTTGTCCATTTTCTTCTCTCGTATAAACTTGAAATCCATAGTGACAGGGTGGAAGAACCATTTGGTCTAATTCACCTACATTCCAGGCACTCACCATCAATCTTCTACTATCAGGATTTGATTTGAGTTCGTTAATTAGGTTTTGGATTTGGTCTATTTGTTTTTTTAATGTTGGTAAATGATGACCACCACTATATTCATCCCCATATTGATATTCCCACTTTCTCCATTGTTTACCATAAATAGGCCCTAATTCTCCCCACTTCTTAGCAAACTCTGCATCGGTTTTGATTTGTTTAATAAACTCTTCTTTTGATGGAACATCTTCGTATCCTAAAAATTTATTAGTATAGTTCTTATAAGCATCACCATCCCAAATATGGCAATCATAATCCAATAAGAATTTGATGTTTGTATCACCTCTTAAAAACCATAGGAGTTCTGCCACCATTACTTTCCATGCCATTTTCTTCGTGGTAAGTAAAGGAAATCCTTCACTCATTTTATGACGGATTTGTCTACCAAATACTGAAAGTGTTCCAGTACCTGTCCTATCTTTTTTGTCAACACCGTTCTCTAAAATGTCTCCGAGTAGTTGTTGATATTGTCTTTCTATATTATTCATAACTAAATTTTAGGCCACTGTTGATGGTTATTTCTGAATTCATTTGATAAGGTAAATCCCAACCAAATATCGTTTAGAATTAACTTAATTTTTGATATCATCTTTTTCATCTTCGTCAAATAAATCTTCTCCTTTATAATCAGGATGATTTTTATGCATGTAATCGATTCTTGTTACCCATAGCCATGCCACAGGTAATAAAAATATACAAATAATTGCAAATATTATTGTTCCTATCATGTCAGTAATTGTTTACTATCTTTTAATCTATTTAATTGGTCAACTAATCTATCTACACTACCCCAAACTATATTCGCATCTGGATCAATAGCTTTGATTTGTCCTACTAATTCTTCTTGTCTCCCTTTAGAATAATATCCAGCTTCGATGTAATCTGCCAAATCCTGAAGATGTTTTGGAGCGTTGATTGAAATTCTCAAATCATACTCGGTCCACTTGGTTTTGTAATCCCACATCATCATTCCTTTTGTAAGTTTTTTCTCCCAGTTATGTAAAGTAAAATTACGAACTCTTACAATGGAGTTATCAGAACCGAACAAGTGCAGAAAACGAAGAACCCATCTTGGACACCATTTTGGTTTTGCCTCATAGTCCATGGCAAGAACTAAAGGGTACAATGCCTTAAACAACTTTCCCTCTTCTCGGTATGGAACTGATCCTAAATAATGATACTTCTCGTAAAAATTTTTTGGGAAAAAAACTGCACGGAGTTCGTCCAAAGAAATATTTCTAGTAAAAATCATTCCTTTTTTTCTACCCTTCCAAAACATAAGACTTTGTAGAAAATCCAATGTTTTTTCTTTGAAAGGTCTATTATCCTTAAACTCAAACTTACTTTCTGTGTTAGTCTTCATCTGTTTTGACTGGTTTATTCTGTAATTTACTAATTTTTTTTCCGAATAACTTGAATATTTTGTATCTAATATTTTCAACATGACGCATCGCAATCCATTTTCCGATAACACTTCCAGCGACATAGAATGGTATAATCCACCAATCACCTTCGAATAATCTGTCCAAAGACCAATATACCGATGCCAAGGCAACCAAATTGATGTAAATGGAGTTATACAATAAAAGACCTAACTTATTTTCATAGGTGTATTTTATCTCCAACACCTTAAAGATATTGAACATAATCTGAAACGCCAAAACCAAAATATAAGATTTCATAATTTATTCTGATTCTTCCATTCTTCAATAATGTAGTTTATGTTGTCGGACAAATGGTCTTGTTTTGATAACCACTCCAAAAATTCCTCAATCCCCAAATCATAAGATTTTTCCATACATTTTTCAACTGAATTTCTATCGAAAAATCCTGTGTGAACAATGTATCTACTCAATATTTTTTCTAAACTCGGTTTCATGATTCTTTCTGCCAAAACGGTTTGCTATATTCGGGTTTTATTAATTTCCATATGAACGGAGACACATCTTTTCCATTCAACATACTGAATAATATTGACGGATGTTCATATATTTTTGCATTTTCTGCAAAATCTTTTACATCCAAATTTTTTGAGTTCAGTTCGTTGAATATTTCGGTGTAATCCTTTTCGATATTTTCATATCTAACAACTAAATCTCTCACGGTATTTTTTACCCATGAGTCAAATTCATCAGGAACTCTATCCAATAAGGTGGTTAAATCTTTTTTGTCTTTCAAGTATTCCCATATATCAACAGTGGAAAACTCGGTGAGTAACTTGTGAAGATGAACATAGTCTTCCCCTTTTATCTTAACTCTAAGACCACTTCTGAACTTTATAACATAACCCTCCCTTTCTTTAGAGATAGAAGATTTAAGGGTCTTATAATCCTGTATGCCGTCGTATTTCTTGATTACAGGTAAACCAGTTTCTTCATTTATTTTCAATAATGAATCATAGTCAAGTTCTTTACCAGTGGCATTACTTATCATAGATAAGACAACCAAAACTTCATCCTCACCGTAGTCACAAACTATCCTGTTTTCAGGGTAGATTATTTCAACCAAAGTGGAATATCCTTTTGGGATCGGTTCGACATTATACTTCTCATTCAATATTTGTCTTCCTTTTATTGATTGGTTTGAGGTAAATGAACCTTTGCTAGCCAGAATCCATTTACCTTGATACCAAAACAAAATTCCCAAAGACCCATCGAGTTTTTCGTAAACTTCGAATTCTTCATTGGGTATTTCTTGGGGAGAATATTCTTCTAAGTTAAAAAACTTAT